TGCTGATACTTTAGAAGATACTTCAATGGGTGATTCTGCTAGAACGTATAAACCATCATTGACTTCTTTCTCAGGAAGTTTAGATGTATTTTGGGATGAGACTGATACTTCAGGTCAAGGTGCTTTAACCATTGGCTCAGAAGTAACTCTTAATGTATATCCTGAGGGAGATACAACTGGTGATAGTTATTACACTGGCACAGCTATTGTTACTGGTGTTTCAAGAAGTGCATCATTTGATGGATTGGTTGAAGCTAGTATTTCAGTGCAAGGCACTGGTGCTTTAACACCTGATACAGTATAAGAACATGAAAGCAATTGAGAGAGCTAAGGAGCATTTTGCACAGCAAGATGTAAAAGTAATTGAAGTGCCTGCATGGGGTGATGAAAATGAATCACTTAAAATATATAGTAAGCCATTAACGTTAGCTGAAACTTCTAAACTTTATAAAATGAGTAAAGATGATGATTTAACAATGATGGCTTATGTTCTTATTTACAAAGCACTAGATGAAAATGGAGACAAATTATTTGATTTATCAGATAAAAGAGCATTACTAAATGATGTAGACCAACAGATTTTAGTTGATGTAGCAACTCAAATTATGGGTCAAAAACCCATTGAGGAGACGAAAAAAAACTAATAGAGGATAGTAATTTATATATGCAATATGCATTAGCAGAAAAATTGCATAAGACCTTAGAAGAATTACAGGAAATTACTATCCAAGAATATCAAGGATGGATAGCTTACCTAGAGTTAGCACAAGAGAAAAGAAATAATGGCAAATAAAAAAGTAGCATTTACATTAACAGCAGTAAACAAAACTAAAGCTGCATTTGATGCTGTTACTAAAAGTTTAACAAAAGTTGGTAAACTTGGTAAAAACACAGCTATGGGTGTTGGAAAAGTTGGTTTAGCTGCAACTGGTGCTGCAACAGCTTTAGGTGCTTTTGTAAAGGTTAATACTGATGCCATTGATAGATTAGGAAAAACAGCAAGTAAACTTGGAATCAATGTAGATTTATTGCAACAAATGAGATTTGCAGCAGACCAAACAGGTATTGCTCAAAATACTTTGGATATGGCATTACAAAGATTTATCAGAAGAGTTGGTGAAGCTCAGAATGGTACAGGTGAAGCTAAAGCTGCATTAGAAGAATTAGGTATCCAACTTAAAAACAATGATGGTACTTTGAGAAGTACAGAGGAAGTTTTATTTGATGTTGCTGATGGTATTAAAAATACTGAAGATGCATCAACTAGATTAAGACTTGCTTTTAAATTCTTCGATTCTGAAGGTGCTGCATTAGTTAATACATTAAAAGGTGGTTCTGCAGGTTTACAAGAATTTTTCCAAGAAGCTGAAGATTTAGGAATTATTATTGATGCAGAAACAACAGCAGCTTTTGAAAAGTTTGGTGACACAACCAGTATGGCTTTCAAACAAATTAAGACCTTTTCCCAATATATACTTGCTGCATTTTTACCAGTATTACAAAATTTAGCTGAACGATTTATTGAGATGATGAAACATACAGCAAAGCTAGCTGGTGGATTTAAACAATTAGGCAAAGATATTGCTGTTAGTATGGTGAATAATTTGGAAAAAGCTGTAGTTGCTATGGCTAATTTTTCTAATTCAACATTAGAATTATTTAATGCATTTGGATGGTTTGATGGTGCAATAGTTGATGTCGATAAATTAAAACAAAAATTTGAAAATATAAGAACAGCAATAACAGAAGTTAAAGAGCCATTAAAAGAAGTTAATGAAGAAATAGATACTACAGTTAATAACACTAAAAAATTATCTCAACCAGTTCAAGCATTTGTAAGTCAATTGCAAGATGTTGAAAAGTCAATGCAAAAATTGACTGTAAATACAATGAAAAAGTTTGAAGATGCAATTATTAGTTCATTAAAAGCTGGTAAATTAGAATTCAAACAATTTGCAGATTATGTTGTTGAGCAATTATTAAGAATTGCGATACAAAAAATGATTATTGCACCTATAACTGGTAAGTTTGAATCATTCTTTGAGGGATTAAGTTTTGCAGGTGGTGGCTATACTGGTTCAGGTGCAAGAGCAGGTGGTATTGATGGTCAGGGTGGATTCCCTGCTATATTACATCCCAATGAAACTGTTATTGACCACACTAAAGGTCAAGCTGTTGGCGGTGCTACAGTTAACTTTAATATATCAACAGTAGATGCTGCTGGATTTGACCAGTTACTAGCATCAAGAAAAGGATTGATAACATCAATCATAAACAATGCCATGAATAATCAAGGCAAGATGGGAGTCGTATAATGTCAGGACAATTTCCAACATCTCCTAATTTTAGAAGTTTAAATTTTAAAGATAATAGACCTAACTTATTGAATCAAACATTATCAGGTAAAAGACAGGTTAGGCAAATAGGCTCACAATATTTTTCTTTTACAGTGCAAATGCCACCCTTACAACAAGAAAAGGCTCAAGAAGTATTTGCATTTTTACAAAAACAAAAAGGTTCTTTTGGAACATTTACTATACAAGCACCATTAGATAATTTAGGTGCAAGCAAATCAGAAACAGATATTTTAAGTAGGCTTGGACATTCAGCAGGTGATTTTGAAATAGAAATTGATGGATTTTCACAAACAACAGGTGCTTTAAAAGCTGGTGATTTAATAAAATTTGATAGTCATTCTAAAGTTTATATGGTATCTCAAGATGCTAACGCATCAGGCGGTGAAGCAACAGTTACTATATCACCACCACTTGTAACCTCTATAAGTGGTAATGACCCTGTTACTGTAAACAAACCTAGTTTCACTGTTTATCTTGAATCAAATGAAATAATGTATTCAACAGATGCCAGTGGTTTTTATAACATTTCATTTGATGTTAGAGAGGTTATAACCTAATGCCTAGAAGTTTATCTGCTGCTTTACAAACTCAAGTATCAGCAGAAGCAACTAAGACAGCTTTTTTAGTTGAACTTAATTTATCTTCAACTATCAGATTAACTGATTGGTATACTAATGTTATTTATGATTCAAATACTTATGAAGCTGGTGGTAGTTTTTTAACAGTTGATGTAACAGCAGAAACTGGTCAATTACAGGTTAATGAAATTAATTTAGGTTTTTCAAATGTAACTGACCAAGTTAGGTCATTAGTTCAAGATGGCTCTTTCACAGATAAAACAGTTGATATTTATTTGGCTTATTTTTCAGGCGAAACTATTATAGGTGCAATAAATTATTTTACAGGACAAATAAGAAATGTATCGATTGCAGAAAGCATTGATAATTCATCTTTAAGCATGACTGTAGCTTCTCATTGGGCGAATTGGAGTTTAACAAAAGGAAGACATTTTTCTGATGAATCACAAAAAGCATTTAGTTCAGGTGATAGGGGAATGGAATTTGCTACTCAAGTTAAATCAGATGTTAGGTGGGGTGTCTAAATGGGAGAATTTTTTGCCCAAATAGGTGCAGCAATATACAAAATTGTAACAAGTAAAGCCTTTAAAATAGCTTTTAGAGTTGTTACTGCTGCAGTAGGTGTTAAAAATTATAGACAAGCACAAGATATGCTTGCTCAATCACAAAATATTCTAGCTAATAAAACTGCTGCTGGTGGCAAGATTCCTGTTGTATATGGTACAAGAAGAGTAGGTTGTCAGGTGGTCTATATGGATGTTTCTAATAATGATTCACGTCATGTATTTTTAGTTTATGCTTTATCAGTAGGTGAATGTGAAGAAGTTTTAGGTAAAACAATACAATTAGATGGCAACCCTTTAACTGATTCTGCTAGATTCAAATATGGTTGTTATATTGGCTCAGATAAAATATCTTCAGGTTCAGGTTCACTAAATACAGTTTCTCAAGTTGGTCCTACTATAAGTGCTGGTGCTGGTCAATTTGGAACAAGTCCTACATCAAGATATAGAATTACATTTAATATTCATCATGGTGCTACAAGTCAAACAGCAGACCCAATGCTTGTAGCTTCAATGCCTAATTGGACTTCATCACACAGGTTAGATGGTATTTGTTATATTGCAGCACATTATAAATTTGATAAAGAAGGAATGTTTGCTGGTATTCCTCAAATGACTGTTCAAGTTAGAGGTAAAAAAGTTTATGACCCTAGAGATTCAGGTCAAACATTTGGAACTCCATCTACTTATGAGTTTTCAAGCAATCCAGCTTTATGTTTTTTAGATTACATTACTAATAATGAATATGGTAAAGGTTTAACAGCATCACAAATTAATATGTCAACCTTTAGCTCTGCTGCTAATGTTTGTGATACACAAGTTGACCAGCCTTACTTTAATGGAACAGCACAATCAGTCACATGGTCTGCTAATAGTGGAGATGACTTTTTTACTATTTCAGGAACAGGTGCAAATGATGTATGGTGGCAAAATAAGATAGGACAAATAATAAAACTTTTTGATGCTAATGGTAATGGTGTTTTAGATGGTAATGAAATTAAAGAAATACAAAGAACGCATTTCTTTGAACAGGTGGAGCAATATTTAGTTTATATAGATGGTACTTTTACTAGTTCTTATTCATCACAAACAGGAACTTCGTTATTAAAAGTTAAAAGATTTACTTGTAATGGATATTTAGATACTAATAAAAATGTAATGGAAAATGCTAAAGAACTTCTTGCTAATATGAGAGGTATTTTTCTTTATATTAATGGTCAATATGAATTACAAATAGAAGATACAGGTTCATCATCATTTAGCATAACTGATGACCACATAATTGCTGATGCTGGCATATCAGTTGATTATGGAAACAAAGATAAAAAAGCAAATAAGGTTATTATTGAATTCTTTAATGCTAATAAAAAATACGAATTAGATACAGCTACAGTTTTACATGATGCAACTCCTGAATATTACTCAGATGATAATGATGAAATATTAGAAATAAAGGCTGAGTTTCCTTATATAACTGACCCATATATTGCCTATAACATGGGTAAAACAATATTAACTAGAAGCAGAAAACAAAGAACCATACAGTTTTTAGGAACTCCTGAAATGTATAAGTTAAATGTAGGAGATATAGTAGATTTAACTTATGCAGGTTTGGGTATTAGTTCTGCTAATAATAATCACATACATAGAGTAGAAGCATTAGAACTACAACCTAATGGTTTAGTTGCAGTTAGCTTAATAGAATATTTTGATGTTTATACTTGGCAAACTCCACCTCAAGAACCAGTAGAAGAATTAGCTAACCTACCTTCTGCTTATGCAGTTAAAGCTCCAACTAACATAACTTTTACTGATACTAATTCTAGTTCTACTGGTAGACCATTTTTATCTTGGGATGAGCCAACAGATTTTCCTGATTATCAATATAGGATTAATGTTGTAGATAGTTCAGGCAACCAAGTTTTAAATAAAATAGTAGATGTAACCAATGTAGATTTGAATTTTTTACCAGTTGGAACTAATTATGTTGCAAGTATAAGTTCGCTTAATACATTAAATTCTGAATCTGACCCTGAAACTTTAACTTTTTCTGTATCAAATGAACCTGTTAATGGTGGTGTTGATATACAAGCAAATACAATTACAGGTACACAAATTAATGTTGATGTTTTAAATGTAAAACATTTTGATGATGTATCTGCTGATATAAAAAGTCATTTAACTACTGAAACTTTTGTACCTTTAGAAGTATTTGGTAGTGTATTTCAAAGAGGAAGTACAAATTTTACAACTAATACAACTGCAACAGGCACTTATTTATCTATGACCATTAATGAAGTCAGAGATGGTGCAAATTATAGAGCAATATTATCAGGAGTTTATGGTGATTGTACTGGTGGTTATTTGGAATATAGTTTAGATAATAGTACATGGACTCAAGCATCAGGTGGTATACAAAACATAACTTTTGCAGCAGGCACATTTAGAACTTATGTATTTGCTTATTCAGGTGAAATAAGTGGACTTTCAGGAACACAAAGTTCAGTTTATTGGAGATTAAGATGGACAACTACTTTAAATTCAACTTATCAATCTCTTTATGTATTTATAGATAACACACAATAACATGGCAAATTTTACAATATACAAAACAGATACAGGCGAAATACTATCAAATGGTACAACTAATGCTTCTATAGAAGATTTTATTTTAGAAGATGGTCAATCAATAATAGAAGGAATATATGAAGTTAGTGAATATAAAATTATTGATGCTTCTCCTGTAGAGCAAAGTATAGATTTTTGGGAAACAATTAGATTACAGAGAAACGAATTATTAAATCAATCAGATTGGACACAAATAAATGATAGTCCTTTATCTGATTCTAAAAAACAAGAATGGGCAACATATAGGCAATTATTAAGAGATTTACCAAATACATATCAGTCAGTTAATAATATTGCCGATGTAATATTTCCAACTATCCCTGAATGATTTAAGATATATAAAATAGGATTTTATTATGGCACAACACGATTACAACTTAGTTAACCAAACAGGTGCAGATTTTAGAGCAGATTTAAACAATGCTTTATCTGCTA